TAGAAATCAAGACAAAGATGCAAACAACGACGGATTTGTAGATCAACCAAAAAGAAAACGAAAAAATGTATGAATACTCATCCAGTCTTATAAAGATTGTTGATGGAGATACAGTTGATGTTCTTATCGATCTTGGCTTTAATACCACAAAAAAAGAACGAGTGCGTCTTCTTGGAATCGACACTCCAGAATCTGCAACCAAAGATCTTGTAGAAAAGAAACTAGGACTCGAAGCAAAAGAATATATCTCAAATTGGTTTGCAAAGAATACTCCATTTAAATTACAAACCACCAAAGACGATAAGTACGGAAGAATTCTTGGTGTCTTTACAGGATTGGATGGAAAGACTCTTAATAAATTACTAGTAGATCAAGGTTATGCTTGGGCTTATGATGGTAGAACAAAGGCAAAGAACTTTGCGGCACTAGCAGAGAGACGCGCTAATCCTCTGTTGTAATTTTATTATCGTTGGCGATAGTGCTATATAATCGTTTACAAATATAAAAAGAATCTACTATATCAGAAACAGGAGAACCAGAATCCTGTTTTTTAGGTGTAAGCAATCCTTTAAGATCTATTCCTGTATCTGCAATCCATGCCGAATACATTAAATTTTTATCGGCATTTCCTTTGGTTGTTGCGTATTTCTTTACTTCTGATGGAGGAATAATTGTAACAGGAATACCCAACTGATATAATTTATATTTAAGTATTCCTGTATTCTCGGCTATCTGAAACACTCTTCCTTGCGCACCAAATGCATAGCCTTCCAAAGCAACATGTGTTGCACCCATTACTATATCAATGGCCCAATCTGCTATAGATTCATATCTTTGTTCTTCGCTTGTCCAATCTGATAATCGCTCGCCAAATATATGAGTATTACAAATTTCAGATTGTTTTTTGTTATCTGTTAAAAAATAAAAGGAACAAGCATCATATGAAAATTTCTTGCCGTCTTCTGATTTATAAAGACATACGGCGGGTCCTCGAAGCGAGTAATCAATGCCAGCGATTATCATGTAATTATTTATGTTAGTAGCCAAATGAGCGAGCCAACAACATTCCAATACAAAAACCAATTGTGGCAACTAATATTTGTTGTATTTTATTGAGTTTCATTGTGATGTCTCCGAAATGATTTGTGTAATCCAAGGTAAAAATCTATCAACTCTAATTGCAGAATTTTCAAATAATGTTCCACGATGACTTTTCATTGAAGATATAATACCAACAAGAGTTCCCGAGGAATCTATAATTGCACCACCAGAATCTCCAAACCAAATAGTTCCACTTATTGGTATCATTTTAAAACTTATTGGTTCTTCTTCTAATGTTCCGTAATACCAAATAGTTCCTGGATTGCTTTTTTTGCGTATTCCTCCGCCATGTCCGATTGCAGTTAATCCCATTCCTTGATAAAATAATATTGGTTTGGTGGGTATTGCAATGGGAATTTCGTCACATTCCGTTTCTAGTACACCAATAGCCAAATCATTAAATAACATACCCGCCAATTTAAAAATTGGATGTATTATTTGCTTGGAAATTTTATATTCTTTGCAGTTGGTGACAAACCAATATGCTTGAGTATCGTCAAAACAATGTCCTGCAGTGAGAATATGCTTTTTTCCGATAAGAACAGCACTTCCTATTAATTCGTGCTGTTCTGTCATCAAACAACCAACTCCAGTCTCCTCGGAGTCTGGTATTGGTGTGAAACCTCGTAGGAACGGCTCTGCGGGCTTTGTATGAGATACTGGGGGTGGTGCAACAAGTGAAGCGGGAGTCCCCCCGACACAGGCTGGAATGCAGACGAGTGCAACCACTAACAGAAGAGCGAGAACATATCTCTTCATGCTATTATTTAGCACAATTTAATGTGCCAAATGAAATATTCGGTAAATTATTTTACAATATCCACAATTTCGCATGATCCACCACTACAAGCAAATTCTTGAGAACCCGTGGTATTGTCTGTTTTCTCGTACTTTTGAAGTTCACTCCAATCCACATTCACAGGAATGCGAGAGACCAATGCTTCATATTCTTCCTTTGTGCAATCCTGAAATGGAGCCTGACGATAGGTGTGATCCGAAAATGGAAGAAAACTAATTCCGGAAATTTCATCAAAGTTTTTATAGACCCAAGCACCTACCTCAAGCCATTCGTGTTCTCGAACACTCACAGTAATGGATGGTTTGTGTTCTGTCCAATATTGCTGATACATTAACCACAATTCTAAATGCTCAATTGCACTTACATCTTTTCTAGTAACCGATCCAATTGCTCGCATCGGAAAAGAAAATACTGTAACAGAATCTGGCTTTGTGACACACTGTTCGTGTGGAAATCCTTTATCAATCATTAGTTGACACAACGGATCTTTGCGATCTGCACGAACAGTACGAATATAATATTCGGCATGTCGGGGATGAATACCACTTGCCGAATCTACCAATGTAGAAACTGTTCCGCTGGGTTTTGTGCAAGTAATTGCTGCTGCTGGATTGATGCCTAACCGCTTTGCAAACTCTTTGTTTACTAGAATTGCAGATTCACGAAGACGAGTAAGAAGAGCCTTTGTATCAACAGAAACTTTACTCAATATCTTATTGTCAAGAATTCCTGTAAGAGAAACTCCAAGCAAGGCTTCTTCTTCACAATTCTTTTTCCATTCACTTGAAAGATATGGAAAATTTGTAAGAGATGCTTGGAATGTTCCAAGAATTGTAGCAATACGAATCTTTCTCATTAGAGTTTCTTCAGTATCTTCTGCACGAACAACTACTTCAGAAAGATTGCAAAACTCACGATCTCTCAGTAAAATTTCCGAACATGGATTGCATCCCCAATCATAATTTGGATCACGACGATCTCCAAGTTTTTCAACCGTTTTCTTTGCAGCCTCACGATTGAAGATACCTCGTTCTCCGCTTTTGGATTTATAAAGAGAAATCCATTCTTCCATGAATACGCCCATCTCTGGTTTTTCTTTATATGCAATAGAATTATTTGAAAGTGCTCGTTGTGGATGCTCATTCCACCATGCACCTGTCTTGGCATCTCGCATCTTTTCGTCTGTGAGATTGGACAGCGAAATCAGTGCAGATCGTCGAACTCCACCAACCACAACTACTTCTGCAATTTTGCAAACAATATCATGACACTCAATTGAAGTTAATTTTCGTCCTGCTGCTCGTTTAAAAGAATCCATTGTGAAACGAAATAGTTCATCAAGTGGAGCAGGACCACTTGCACGACCACCAAATGTTTTTAGTCTTGCACCCGCTGGACGAAGTTTACTCAAATCCCACTTTGGAATTTGTCCACCAATGAGCAGTGAAATCAATTCTTTGTAAGACTTTGCCCATCCACCTTTTGAATCTTCAACAATGATAGTAGTATTGCTTTGAGAAAACTCTTCTGCAATTGTCGGAAGTCGTTCCACATATTGGCGTTCTATACTAAATCCAACTCCTGTACCATTCAGCAAAACATAAAGAATCTCATCAAATGCTCGCACACGATTCACTGTAGTGTATGCACAATTGTATCCTGCAATATTTGATTTGGTGAGTGCTTCTCCTGCTGTCATCAAACAGCGCATGGATGGCATAACTTCAAGATTTAAAATAGCCGATTCCAATTCGGCTCGAAGAGCCTTGGTCAAAGAGAACTTTGTGTTTTCTTTTAAATGCGCTTCAAAGAAATCAAAATATCGACTAACAGTTTCAGTCCATGATTCTCTACGATTTTCTTCGTGCAACCATCTGGAATATCTTGATAAGTGAATGAATGTTTGAAATTGAGTAGGAAGTAGATCACGGGATTGGGACATAAAAAATTCTCCTGAGTATTGTTCGGCTTGGTAGATTATGTATGCTGAAAATCATCAGATTCCAGCAAGACTAATTCATTGTTTGGAATCAAGTATTGGCCCAAATCTAAGCAAAAATTCCTCTGTCATTGTAATATAATCCACAAAGGTTTTTGAAAACAATTCAATCATATTGGTAGAAGAATTATGAGATTCGCCAATGGTCAGAATATATGGCAGAACCAAATCTGTGAATATTTTTTGAAATGAACTGGATGAATTATAATAGACTCCTCGTTCAT